GAACTTCCCGCCTTCGCGCTTCACTTTCGATTCCTCGAACATGCGATCGGCCTTCGTCGAATCGAGCTCGCCGAGAATGTCGTCCAGTTCATCCTGGAGTTCATCGTCTACGTATTCGTCCTCGGCATCGATTACTTCTTGCCCTTCTTCTTCTTCATCGGTCATCACCTCCTCAACAGGTTCTGGATTCCGCGTGAGCAGTGCTGCGATCTGCGCGTCCGTCAGATTCGGAGCGCTGGTGCGCAGCAGCGTCGAAGCGGCTTCGTCGGTAATCGTGCCAGCGTTGCGCTGCTCGACGATGGCGATGAGCGGAGTTGTATCCGCGACGACGTCGGCCTGCGACGCCTCCATCAGGATGCGGTTCGCCGCTTCGTCTTCGCTGCGGTCGAGCCCGGACATTTCGCGCGCTTCGTTCACGCTCGCCAGATTCGCCGCATTGAGAGCGATCGCGCGCTGCACGCGGGAATCGGAGTCTTCCTTCAGCGCGGCGATGTTCGACAGGTCGTGCTCGAAATACAAATCCTCGGTGCCAGGATAATCCGAGTGCAGCAAGCTGTACGTCATCTCCTCGGCGATGAACATCAGCTCGTCAATCGCCCACTGATCCCAGAACGAAGCCTTCTGCACAGCAGCATTCGCCAACTTCGACGCGTCGCTGTAATCACCAGCCACAGCAGGCGGGACGCTGTATCCAGCCATGATCTCGTTGGCAATGCGCATGAGACGCTCTTCGCGCTGCATTTCGGTAGCCGAGAACGCATCTGCGCGGTAATCGAATCCAGCGGAGACGTGCATGTCACGGCCAGCGTTATCGGGATTCTTCCTCCACTTGTCCCACGTCATGCGGATGCGCTCGAAGTCGGACGCGATCGTGCCCTGCGGATGGATCACCATGCCGCCCTTCTGCCCACCGCGTCTATCGATGCTCGCCTGCGCTTCGTCGGCGATGTTGTAGCGGTTGATCGCATCGAGCGCGACGCCGGTAGGGCTGTCCGCTTCCACGCTGCCATCGAGCGCGGGATAGCTGATGTCGATCACGTCTGCACGTGGAATTAGCGTGTTCGTTGGGAGCCAGCGGAATCCGCGAATCCACATGGCTGGATCGGGCTCGATCTCCACGTAATTCATCGGCAGAATGTAGAGCTCAGAAACGCGGTTGCCGACCTTCACCTTCTGAATCAGGCATCGCCCGTGAAGCGCGAGCTGCTGCTCAATGCCGCGACGAAACGATCGCTTGTTGAGGTTGATCGGATTCACCGTCGTGAGCAGATCGAGGATTGGATGCGACTCGATCTCCTGCTTGTCTGTGCCATAGCCGCGATACAGCTTCATCGGAGCCTGCGCTACCGCAGCCATGCGCGCTTTGACGCAGTTGTACGCCCACACGTTCGACTCCACGGCCATCACGCGACCAGCCGGTGAATTCCCGTATTCCTTTCCGTCGCCGACTTCGGTGTCGGTTTGCCAGACATTGCTCCACCAGGAAGGACGCGTCAACGCCTTTGCAGCGGTGTCCTCGTATTCATCGCGTCCGAACAGCCGATCGAATAATCCCATCATGCCCCCCACATCGTCTGCTGGCTGCACGCAGTCCATGCGAGAGCCAGCGACATTACACAATCGTCATGCACACCTTCCGGTGCGCTGTATCGCATCGCCCCGCTGTCGAGACGCTGCGCTTCGTATGCCTGCAGTTCATCAATGAGGGGACGAAAATCTGGCATTGCGATTTGCCGATGATCGAACGCCGCCGCGAGCGATTCGATAGCCGCGGCTTTGCTCTGATTCGTCGTCACGAAATCGCGCAGGCGGATTCCCATGCGACGCAGCTCGTCGTTGTTCGGTTTGCCCATCGCGTTCGATTCCGCGACGACGAGATACACGTTCCAGCGCTCGCATAGCGCGTGAATGCGCTGTCTCTGCACGGCGTAGTCCACCATCGTCATGCGCTCGACGTGCACGACTTCGTGCTCGGTCTGGTCGATGATCGTGAGCACGGTGTAGTCGTTGCTTAGTGCCCAGTCGAGACCAGCTACATACGTCCGATCGGGATTCGGCTCACGTCCAATCGGGACGCGCACAGCTTCAGCGATGCCGCGGAACACACCTCCGCCGTCGTCAACGAATTCCGCTAGCCATTCCTGGCGGAACGTGCGATCGCTCATGATCTCTCGCGCGCGCTCGAACGCCTCTTTGATCGACGGGATCGGATTGTCCGACGATGGAGCCTGAAACGCTGCCATGTCACGCGCTCCACTCTTCGCGCGCAGCCACTCGCGGTAAAACCAATTCCTGCCGTGCGGTGTGCTGATGAGGATCGCACGTCCATCACGATCTGCGAGCGTCGGCTGAATCGCGTCAGTCCACGCCTCTTCTGTGATGCGCGACGCCTCGTCGATGATTACCAGGTCGAACGACATGCCGCGGATGCTGTCGGGATTGTCTGCACTGTAAACGTAGAGCGCGCCTCCGCTGGGGAACACAATCTCGCGCTCAGCACGTCGAACTGTGAGATGCTGCGCGACAGGCGCGATTGCTTTCTCCGCCGATCGCCACAATGGACGGCTGTTGCGATAGGTAGGCGCGATCCACGCGACTAGCGCGCCTTTATCAGCACAGGTCAAAGCAAGCGTTGACGCCATGAACGATTTACCCCAGCGCCTCCCCATCGCTACGTACTTCGTTCGAGCTTGGTGACGCAGAATTTGTTTCTGGTCGTCCCGCAATGTCGGCAATCGCTGATTCGTAATTGAAGACCGTTCGAACGTTTGCGTTGATTTCGACCGCGTTCCCATCGCGTCCGCTCACCTCCTGCTGCACGCGATCGCTGTAACCTTTGCGCGTCTTCTCGTACCACACGATCGCGCCGAGGTTGCCCTTCTTGATGAGCGACATCAGCCTCGACGATACAGCCGCATGCGCGCGCGCGCGTCCGCGTCGTATCGCTTCCATGAATTCGCGGCTGTCCTTCTTGCGACGGAGCAGAGTGTCATGGGAAACGCCGAGACGCGCTGCGACCTCGGTGTCGCTCAGCCCATCTGCTGCCGCTTCCTCGACGTCGTGCAGGTTAATCTCGATCTTCCCGCGTTTCCCCGGCATGTGTCACCACTCCTACGCGCAACGGTATTTCGTCTCGCTTGTATCGCATGAGCTCCGTAGCCGCATCAATTGCATATTCAGGCAGATCAAGCGTGACGCGAATGCCGCCGTCCACGAGCGTCTGGACCTTGTAAACGACGGCATCGAATGTCATCACGCACGCCTCCCCTGCCAGAAGTCCGTGAGCACACCGAGGTAAGGCGTCACGTCGTAGCCGCGCCAATTCGGATGCGATCCCACCTGGAAGATGCACGCTCCATCGAGAACGACGGGAAGCGATCGTCTGTAGCTCAGCCACCAGCTGCACCACTGCCCGAACTGCTGGTCGTTGTATCCAGCCCACGGGAAACCACCAGCTCCAGCTTCGACGCCGGTTTCACCGCACGTGTGCACGACCTGCGACGACGATCCGCACTGCTGCCAGAACGATGCGTCGCGGCCTTCATACCATTCAGGCGCGACGATCTCGGCATTCGCAGGCGGCGAGTCGCTGAAGCGCTTACCCTTCGTGTAGAGGTGCCATCCGATCTGCAGACGACCGGTGTTCTGCTTCGCGTATGCGTGATACGTGTCGCGGAACGCCTGCACGATCGCGGGATTCGTGATGTCGGGAGTGCCGTGCGAGAACTCGCCGATCACGAGCTTCCGCGACGGATTCTTCGCCCACATGGCTTCGCAGAATGCGCGCTCGTATTCGAAACGCTGCCGCAGCTCGTCAGGAGTCCCGTAGCAAATCCAATCGCATTCATTCGCGCACGTCGTCCACATGTTCGACGGGATGTCCTTCAGCCCAGCTCCTGCGTGATCTGCAAGCCACGTCGGATCGGGTGCGTTCTGAAACCAGAAGCGCGCGAAAATTTTCGCGTCGGGATATTTGCGCGCTGCGTCGGCGGCTCCCATGAGATTGTCCATGAACAGCACGGATCGGCATCCACGCGCGAGAGCGTCCATGCCAGCGTTCGCATCGTTGAGACACGATACGCCGAGCAGGTATTTCGCGTGCTTCCAATCCTGCGGCTGCGGCTGTGGAACAGGGGGAATCGGCGTCACATCCGTCACCCATCGCCAGCCGTCGCCGCGCACGTAACCATCTCCGACGACGACGCCTCCAGCGGTGACGCTCACCTTCGCCCACGTATATTCGCCGACGCGCACGGTGGAATTTACCGTAAATTCGACGCCAGGCAGAAGACCGTAGCCGGTGTAGCTGCTGCTGGCGACCATCGGCGACGTGCGCACGTTCCACGACGTCGCACCGGTGATTCGAGCCTTTCGGGGGAATGTCATATTCGTCTGCTCCTTGTATCGAACGCGAACGGGGACGCTGCGCGACCATCGGCGAGCGTTCGCCTCAGCTATGTCGAGCACGTTCTTCGTCGTGCGGAGATTCGCTCCGCCAGTGCCGCGGAAGAGCGGATCGTGGTATTCGGTTTCTGACAGCCGAACAATCCAATGCCCGAAGTCGCCGTTCACCTGATAGCGGATGTCGAGCGATCGGTAGTCCACGAGCGCGATGTAGGGATACGTCGCCATCGCGTCCGTGACGAAGTCAACGCCGAGGTAATCGCCCATTCTCACCAGATCGGTTGACGTCGTGCCATCCTGCGCAGCATCGAACATGCGCGAAAGCGTCGTCACCGTTTCCGAAGCGACGACGCTTGCATCGGTCGCGCCTGCGAGCATGACGACTGCAGCAGGTCCGCAGTCGTTCGCGCGCGGTGCGTTGTCGATCTGGTTGATGTAGGGGACGATCATCAGTCGTCTCCGCGCATGCGATCGATTTCGCGCGCAAGCGAATCCAGCTGAAGCGAGATGCGCGAGATCGTGCTCGCCAGTTCGTCCAGCTTCGCCAGCACTTTTTCTTCCCGTGCCATCAGCCGCTCTTCGCGTCGGTTGCTTGTGTAGAGCGTGTAGAGCAGCAGGAAGGCGAACATCGCAGGGACGCCGCCATTGGTGAGAAGTGAAACGATCGTCGCCTCAGGCATCGCAGGAACCTCCGTCGATGTCCGTCGAATCGAGCGTCATCATCGCGGCGAGCTCCACGTCTTCCTCGGTGAATTCACCGGGATCGAAATCTCCGTTCAGCTCCTGAATGCGCTTCACGCGGCTGAGCAAGTGCTCGATGGAAGCGAGCGCGGAATAGCCGAGTCCTTCGACAGCGTAGCCGTCAACGGTCGCCGACCACAACGCGCCGTACTGTGCGACGCGAACGATGAATTCGAGGTCGTCCCCCTCTTCGACGTAATCGACCAGGCTAACCATTCGCCGACTCTCCCTTGCGCTGCGCACCGTGTGCGATCTGCTGCACGATGATCGCTCCTGCGGCGATGACCATCTGCACGTACGGCTCGATCTGCGCGGTGACGTCTGGCTGCGCAACGAGGTAATCACGAGCTGCGATTGCAAGCGCTCCGATTACGACAGCGATGCTAAACGCGACCATCTGCTTACCGTTCGCCGACAAACTCTGAAACGACGCGATGCGCTCTAGCAGAAACGCGGATGCAGCTGCCGCCCCGGCTCCCGCAAGCCACGTTAGAACTTCAATCACACTCATGATTACCCCCTATAGAACAAATATTCTACCGCGAATGATGCTCGATTCTCGCGCGAGCGATGCAAGCGTATTCGTCGTTCTGTTCGACTCCGACGACGTGGCGCCAGCCTGCACGAATCGCTCCGATACATTCCGATCCGCTGCCAGCGAACGGCACGAGCAGGCGCGATTCGACGTGCGCAGGCGGAACGATGAGTCTGGCAAGATACTCGGTGAGAGCGAGCGGCTTTACAGTTGGGTGATGGTTTCCTCGTCTAACTCTGCCATCGTGATCTGGGAATTTTCCTGTCATGTCAGGACTATTTGGACGAGCGTCACTGCGTCTGCGTTCTATTGAATCCCCCAGTCCCTCGTCCCGTTCGCGCTTTGACGCCTTCGCACAGTAGAAGAAACGCTGAGCATCGCCCATGACCTCGGCGACGTCGTCGCTGCCGTCGTGCAGGATGTTCGCAGGCCAGCGGCCGTTTTGAGCGCGCTCTTTCGCCTCGGCATTCATGCGCGCAATCTTTTGTTCATCCTGCATCCACGGGCGCGACCATCCCTTGTCGCTCGTATCCTTCCGCTTGAACGCATCGCCAGACAGCGCAGATGCCTTATCTGCATCGTCGGTGTATGCCACCCTTCCCCCGTCCACGTTCATCGCTCCAGCTCCGTGTTCGATCGCGTTCTGCGCGACAGTTCCAGCGAGCGGATTTCGCGCGACGATGACGGGTTCCCACGCTGGTTTCAGCGCTGTGCCGTAGCCCTGCCATGCGCGAGCGGAGTCGGTGGCAGGAGCGGTGATAAATGCCTCAGATTTATGCCCCCATCCGTCCGAAGGCTTACCTTTTGGGCTTGGATGCCTTGCAAGAACTTCCCGCTCCGCTCCAGCTTCGCGGTCAATCGCCTTGCTCACGTCGTGCGATTTCGGGAATCCGCTTCCATACAGAAAGCCGATCGTGTCGCGGATTTCGAAGCCCGCGTCCTCGATCGCCACTGCGATTCTGTGGAACGTTCGTGTGCCGCCGAATGCGAGAAGGTGCGCACCTGGTAACAGCAGCGAACGAATCGCGCTCCACGTCTCAGCACGAAACGAAACGCCGCGCGAATCCCAAGACTTGCCCATGAAACCGAGCTCGTACGGAGGATCGCACAGCACACCGTGGAATCGCTCGCCTCTGTAGTGCGCTGCAAAGCGGAGAACGTCGCCGTTGATGATCCTGTTCATAGCATCTCCGACCGCTTGATCGCGTCTCGCAGCCGAGCGGCTTCAGGCGTATCGAGCTGAGCAAGCCACGAGGGGATCGGTCGCCGATCGCGCATCTGGTTCAGCAGCCGTTCACGTTCGCGCGCGCGCTTGATCGACAGACAGAGCGCGCTGCACGTCGTGGACGATCCATGAATGCTTTTCAATGAGTTTCCGCAAATCACGCATCCAGAGTTCATGCGCTTTTCGTAGTTCGCTCGCTGAAGCTTTCGTTCGTGCTCGATTTTGCATTCGTCGCTGCACAGGATGCGTCCAAGCGAGGAAGTAAATTCTTTGCCACAGCGGATGCACGTCGCCTGCTTGATACGTCTGTGATTCGATGTGATTTTCACGTCATTCGCCATAGCTTTTGTCCGTTGTACACTCGCGATGTCACGATGCCGTCACGCTCCATTTTTGCGAGCGCATCGGCCGACTTCTCCTGGCTCCAGCCTTTTTGCTTGGCGAGCCATGTCATGGTGAATTCGTCTGGTCGTCTTTTCGGCTCCGTGTACTGCTCTGCGATTTCGAGGAGACGAGCGACGTTGAAAGCTGCGACACGATCCTCGGCGGCGTCTGCACGCTCCACATCAGTCTTTCTGTTTCCCATTGTTTGTTTTCGATATGCACTAGCCACGTGCCGACGCTGAAATATTCTCGTCGTGTGACTCGGTGCGTGAATGCGGTTTTGAGTTGCCACGCTGGGACGACGGCTCCCCACGCGGTAGGAAATGCAAGCCCGGTATCGGCGAATCGGTGAACGTGTCCGCGCAAAACGATGTGCGTATCGGGACGCTCCATCAGCATCGCGGCTGTTTCGCGGCGAATCGCATTGCCATAGATGCGCGCGTCGTCCCCTCCTCCGCCGATGTGGTGCGCAACGTCGAGATGCACACCAGCGACGTCGAGCAGCAGATGATAGAAGGCATGCATGCCCGTGGACGGATCGCGACGTGCTCCGAGCTCGCGTCCGATGGCGAAGTCTGCTGCTGCACCTTTGCCGCTATGCGCTTCTGTTCCGCGAAGGACGTATAACTCGTTGGCGAGCGCTGCGAGCGGCTGCATGACATCGAGCGCAGCAGA